TTAGCCAATTCCATCCTCCTCCAATCTAATAGTCCGTAGCCCTTTTTCACTCGTCCTCTTCCGATAACTCGGCGTGGCATAAAACAAAATCGTTTTACGCTTCACTTTCTTGAACGCCGCTAATTCGTCTACTGTGCCGATTTGTAACAATTCATCGCCGCGGTATAGCGCGTATTCCATTAGTTGCTCGCCTCTTCCAGCTTTAATACCCCCATTTCAAACAATCCCTTGTAAATGGTTTCTAGCACATCAACAACAATGCTGTTTCCATACAATTTATAAAGTGTCGCGTTCTTTTTGCCTTTTTTGGTTGGGTACTCTGTAAGCAACTTCGCGTGGTCTTCGTCTGAAAAACCCATCAAGCGCGCACATTCAAGTTCTGTCAAATAACGATATTTATGACTATTAAGCTTCACTATCCCTGCATTTGGGCATCTATCTTGTCGTGTTGAAATCGTCCAGCAATGCGTATCTATGACATCCAAGTAGCGATTGTACTTCGCGTTTTTCTGCTGCATGTTCAGCGCCTCAATTTTACTTAACATGCTCGGAATTTTAATCGTGTATATATCGTCTGTATCGCTTTCTAAAAACTCGCCGATTGGACGTGTTGGCTTTTTCTCCAACAATGAAAAATTGAACCGTTCACCGTTTAGAACCGATATTGTATAAATACGCTCTCGCTTTTGCGGTATGCCGAAGTCCATCGCGTTCAATACCTCATAACTACTCGTATAGCCCATTTCGTCCATTTGCGCTAGGTAATCTTTAAACGCGTGTACCATGTCGCGATCAAGCACTCCTTTGACATTTTCCCAAAGCACGACACGAGGCTTCCAAGCGCCCATGTTTCGAATGATTTTCAACGTTTCGAACAACAGAGAACTACGCGTTTTATCTTCGCTACCTCCTCCCCATCGATAACCTGCCCTAGAAAAATCTTGGCAAGGGGAACCGTGAACCAGTACGTCAGGTCGCAAGTTGTAACCTATGACGCTTTGCGGTTGAATCGTTTTATCGTACAAAGCGTTATAGGCACGCACTGCTTTTTCGTCAATTTCAACGTAATCAATTGATTTATGTTCAATACCTAGATTTACTAGCGCTTTGCGAGGCGCGCCGATTCCTCCGAATAATTCAAGCGTTTTTATCACTCTCTCACCCCATCTATCCAGTCCATAAAATTACGCAATATTTCATCACTATCTACATCTATCCACGCTTTCACAAACTTTTCTTGTCGCCATCTGTTCATACGCAAATGGGAGTGTTCAAAATACTTCATAATGTAGTATGCTCCTAGTTCCCTTTTAACAATTCTGTATAGACGCTTTAATTCATCGAGTACTAGCGTCATACTTCTTTCATAATCTTCTTTTAGCGCTTTCTCGTGGGCGATATCGATGTCTAAGATTCGCTTCATTCCGTCACCTCTTCCTCAATTGACTTATCAATATCTTTAAACGAAACAGCGTCATATCTACTATTCCATCCACAGTCAACTGTATGTTTGTCTATTTTGAAACCAAACGTTCTGTATTTTTCTAGGATTTTACTGTGTACTATTCTCCTGTTATCCTTCGACAAATCAGGATCGTGCCAAATGTCGTAAAAGCCAGTTTTTACATCTCTGTGTAATACGTTATCAGGTTCACCCGTTGATATCGTAAAACTGTATTTCCCCTTTAGTACGTGATTTTTTATTTGATTATCTAAATAGGTTTCAATTTTCGATATACTCGCTCTACGTTCAGATTCCTTTAACCAGTCTTTTAATTCGTCTCTTTTTATCATCCGTTTTCCACCTCTTCTTCAATCAAAAATTTCTCAACGAAATCAAACATATTCTGCATCCCGCGTTCTATTCCAGCGTCATAATCATCAGCGTAGACAGGAATTTGAGCGGTCTCCCTGTCTATGTACTCATTCATTGCTTTTAGTAATTTATCTTTCCTCATTCCGTCACCTTGGACTGTAACATCTTCTGGTTCAATTCCTATGAGTGGTAAGAAATCGAGCGCGATAAACTCTATTCCAAGCGAATGAGCTACTTCTGCTGAATCGCCTTCTACAACAATGACTAATTTCCTCATTCCGTCTCCTCATCCTCAATAGACCATCCCAAGTCAATATTACTGCCTAACCAATCGTCGTAAGCATCTGCAATTTCGCTGTCTAACTCTTCTGGCGTTAATTTATCGAAATCAATATCTAATTCTGCTTTCAAATAAAAATACTCTGTTATGGCGCTTCCTACTTTATCTGTAGCTACGTGGAAGGTTACTTTTTTATCTTCCATCGTTTTCCACCTCTTTCTCAATCAAATGCGCATGTTCAAACTCGAATGCGTCGATTTCAGCGCGGGTGAATCCATACTGCCAATAACCCATGTCTGAATCATCTAAATCGGTGAATTGATAAAAGTCACCTAATAAACTGTCTGGAAGGTCAGTATACTGCCTATGTTGCATTTCATTATGAATAGCTAAGTAATTATATCCAGTAGTAATCACAGGGTCGCGCAAATAATACAACTTCGGTTCTTCGCGTTCTGATAGCGGTGTTGATGCGTATGCTGTTAGTAGTTCGAATAATTCAGCTACTGCTTCTCTGCCTAATATTGCGTGGGCATCCATATAAATTTTCATCACGTGTTCGCGTCTATTATTAACAGTAGCGAAAGTATAATTCGAATCAATTACTCTAAATCCTTCTTTCGTTTCGTAAGCCGCCAAATCCATTTCGTCTAAAATCGCCTTAAACTCGCTTGTTTTCATTGCTATTTCCTCCTCTGATTTAACAGTCACCTTTTAAAGAATACGGAATATTTGCAAAATCTATAAACATCCCGTTTTCAGCTACTATTCTGATACAATTAGTTTCCGGATATTCATAGATGGATTTCACTCTGTATGCAATCCTGCTTTTCGAACTACTAAATTCATATGTGTTTTGTCCGACGGTGAAAGTTTTTGTTTGGCAGTCGTGCATCGGTAAGTACACCGTTGCACTTCGTATAATATTTGAAGTCATTGCTATTTCCTCCTCTACACGCTTTGCGCCATTAATTTCGATAAGTAGTTCGCCGACACGCCGTACTCCGCCGCAATGTCACGAAGCAACTCGTTGTTTGCGCGTCGGGCTGGCACTTCGGCAACTAACTGCGCCTTTTGCTCGGCGGTCAACCCTTTTTTAACGCTATGTAACTGATAACTACTTTTGTACGCTCGCAGTTGTGGTACTGTGATGTCCCATAAATCCGCAATTTCGACGTCAGTCATCGTTGTCGACAGCTCGATATACTCCGCCGCAGTGTATTGATATGCGTGGTTAGGCGAGCGTTTTTCGGAACATTCTTCCTCTAACTTCATTAGCTCCTCGCCTACCTCGCTCACTTTAGCGCAAATATGGCACGGGCAATCATCGGGCACAGGTTCGCTGTGCTGGCTGAATAAATCGCCAATTTTCAAAATTAGTTCGTGGCGCAATACCTTGTTTTCTGCTTTCATCGTTCTTACCTTCTTCCTCGTTTTGATTCGCCCGTAAAAGGCACCTCGGCGCATAAATCACGCATGCGATCATATAGCCTTGTGTCGAAAACTTGTTTCATTTGTGTCAATGGTAGGTTGGAGGTATAGACCGTCGCCAACTGCGCCGTTACTCGTTTGTTAATAACGCTATGTAAATCGCCGCGAAAGCCGTCCGTAGCGCCACGCACCCCGATGTCGTCGAAGACCACAAATAGCGTTGTACTAGCAATGCCAAGCTTTTCGTAGTAGCTCGCGGCGTAAGCCTGCGCCATAGCTGGCGGCACATGCGGTCGTGTAAAGCTGTTGTATTCGGTTTGCAATGCGTTGACATCGAGGAAATAAGCTGGTCGCATGGCTGGACGCTCGCCTTTCGCTAACGAAGTCGCCACAGACGCTAGCAGATACTCGTTTGCCAAGGCGCTTGCTGTCGTCGTTTTGCCCGTGCCTGTTGCCTCGCTAAACAGGTAAAGCGATTTTACGCGGTGTTCGGCGTCGTAGAACGTATCAATGTAGCGTTCCATTAATCCGTACACTTGCGGCTGGTCGGCGCGCACGGGACTGGTTGCCGCTGTCACGTAACGAAAATCAATCGGTACAAACGCTGCCTTGACTCGAGCATTTACAATAACGCGCAAGTCGTCGGTTGGCGGGCGCTGGTTAATGTCGTCAAAAGTAATACGTGTCATAGCCAGTCAGCCACCTCGTCCCAGTCGGTCGATTCAACGGCTTGCTTCGTCGTCACTGTGCGTTGTTGTTGCGCCTCAAGCCGTTGCCACAACTGCTTTTTATACGTCAGCATGAAGCCGAACGAAATGCCTGGATATTGTGGGCTAGGCTTGTATTCGTCAAAAGCGGCGTCAATGAACGACTTCAAAAATGCCTTGTCGTGTGTGCCCGCTTTTTTCTTCGTGCCGATAATGCGCCCAATATGCCCTTGCTCAACCGCCCATTTACCGAACGGCTGATACTCGACGTTGTAGCGGCGCAAGTGTTCCGCCTGCAAATACTTCGTGAAGTCGGTCGTTGTCCATTTTTCAATCGGTTTTGTCGACACTATAATCGCCCCTTTCTAATTCTGATTTAAGCTCTAAGACCTTTTCAGTTTGAGCGTCTAATGCGAGCTCATATCCGAGAATAATTGCTTCCTTTGAGTTTTTATAAATGTACACAAGTGTTTCGTTATATTCATCCGAGTATCGACCGCGTTTTGTAATTCGCATATTACCTGTTTCTTTGCGTATCTTTTCTAAATCGTCATTTAAATTATCCAAAATTCGCTCTTCGGCTTTGATAAATTCTACTTTCGCCATGATAGTGTCGGAGCCTACTTCGCTGGTATCGAACGACATTACTTCATGCTTATTGACTCTATAATTGACTCCGTGCTTATGCACTACCGTGTAAGTACCTGCATTTACACTTACTATTTCCGCCACAACTGTTTCTTGATTGAGTATTAGCATTACTTTTTCCCCTACTGCAAAATTGCGCATCTATTTACGCCTCCTCAACATCAATAATTACTGTTTCCATTAACGTCAATACCTTACCGCCATATTCGTCCGCTACTTTTTTTTGCGTCGACATAATTGTCGTACTTACGCGCGAGCCGAACATTAAGACTTATACTATTCCCGCCTATATGATAAATTTCATTAATATTTAAATAACCGTTACCAACCTTCACAATATAACCGAAGTTCGATTTTACTTCTTTACTCATTTTCGCCACGCTCCTTATTCGCTTTTAATCTTTCGCCCATAGCCATACGGGTTTTTTTCGTCAATTTCGCGTTTTTTATACATCGACACAACTATGTCAGGCAAGCGACCTTCCATCGAAATTACGCGCCCATTCTCCTCAAAGGTTGTTGCGTTTTCGATAAGCGCTCCCCACTTCGTCATATGCTTTTGCACATTCGTGTAGAAACGCCATTCACCCGTGTCGTGCTGATAGCTAATAACCGTTTCTTGGTCGCCACGGCTAAATCCCATTGCGCTCACCTCGCCATATCAACGTCGTTAGTGTCACGATAGCTAGTACGGCGCCTAATATTACAATTCCCATTATTCGTCATCCTTTCCGTTAACAATCGCCACAACATGCGCGTAAAAGGTCAAAGCATCGCCTTTGTATGTTTGCGCCTCTATCAACGTTTCGATTTTCGCTAATTTGGTTAGGCGTACCCGCATTTCCTCAATTGCTTGTTCGTACTCGCTCATTTTTCCCCGCTCCTTTGACTGAATACTGGCGCACCTGTTGCTTTGCGAAATTCTTCGAGTTCGACTTCGCATAGCTCGGCGTCAATGTTACTTAAGTGCGCGGCGCTCTCCTGCATCAGCTTTGCCGCCTTAACCACGTCCTCACGATTTGCCGCTTTAATGTCAAGTAACTTTTGTGCCAACGCATATATTACTGTATTAGCGCCATATAACGCCTGTGCTTCGCTTTTTATTGCGTCCATATTATCGCTCCTTATTATTGTTGTATTGGCGCCAATTTCATTTATTATTTATATTGACGTCACCCCAGTGCGATAGCGCTGGTATTACTTTAAAGTCTAGTTAAAATACAGTTTAGTTAAAGTACAGTCTAGTTTATGGGGTCGATTGTACCCATCGGATGGTGTCAATTGTGCCTATCGGTAGGGGTCAATTCAACCCATTACGGTATATTCATTAGAAAGCTTCAACCCGTTGCTAGTACGCCGTTCAATGCATATGTAACCTCGTGCTTCTAGTGTGGTAAGTGACGTCTGAAAAGGTTTTTTACTGACGCCAGCTTTTTTCATAAGCGTTTCGCGGCTCGGGTGGCATTTGCGCGTTTTATTATGTGCGTAGCGACATATTGCCATAAAAACTAGCTTGTCGGCGCCCTTTAACTGCTCGTCGTCAATGACACGGTTAGTTATGATAGTAAACCCTTGACGCTGTGCCATAACACCCGCCTACCTCATTTTCAACGCCTGAGCCGACGCTGTGAGCTTGTTCTTTTCCGCGACTTTGCTACGAATTTCTTTTTCTAGCTCGTTGCGCTGACTTTTCAACTTCGATAATTGCGCATTAAAATCGTATGGATTTCGGCATGTAGCAAGTTTGCGATAACAAACCGTGATATCTTCGTTAATTTGTGCAGACTGACTGTACAATTCACGCAGAATTCCGCTTATTTTTGCTGTCGCCTTCTTGACTACCTTGTCAACAGCTTTGTTGATTTCTGGCGCAAAAACTGTGGAAGGTTCAGGGTATACAGTTAACACTGCGTTTTTTTGCGCATTAGTGACGATAATCATGCCCTCGGCGCTAAAAATCATACTGCCGTCGCTTTGTCGATACGTGAGGACTGCTTTACGCATGCGATCATTGACGAATCTACGCGCATCTGCTTCCTTTACACCAAAACGCTCTATACAACGCTTGATGGCGTGTGCTGATAGATTGATATTTGACATCTGTTGTTCCTCCTACAAGGGGCAATTACGCCCCTATTTTCAATTGTTTTGCATAGGTTTTAAATTCTTTGTCTACAAAGCTACGCGCGTCTTTATTACGCTTTATTTCATCATCTGACGGTATCCAGTTGCGATGTTGTCCGCAAATAACATTAAACTTGTCAAGAAGTGCCTCGTCCTTAAACCATATGTGAATCGTGCCTTTATTGAACATTTTGAATCGTAATAGTTCATTTTCGAATTCACCTGATGAATTCGTTTGAAAGGTCTCGTCAAAATCAGGTGAAATTAACTTGAACATTTTTACTAAGTCATCTAGGTAATCTTTCACTTTATAATCAATACCCTTATAAAAAATCCCGTCGCGACTATGTCCCATATCGCTTGCATCAAACGCACCTAATAATGGGTAAAACGGCACGATAATCTTTTTATTAATTCTAAAGGCGTCGTTAGTGTCCCAGCCGTTATAATAGTGAACGTTACCGCTATAAGAATTGTTGTGATACTTCGTGACCTTATCGAACATGTCAAGACAGCTATCAAGTATAATGTCATTTGAATTCTGCATAATAGCCATAAGCAACAGTTCAATATTGACGAAATTAATTTCAAGTGCGGAGGCATTCGCAATATATTTGTCAATTTGGCGTCGACCATGTTCTGTAAGGCGTTTACTAAACTCACCAGTACGTAGTATTAAGCCCCAATATTTCACCCGAATAGCCTCAATGTCCTCGTTGATGTCTTTTGAAAGTTTATTATAAGTGCCCATATTTTCGTTTCGCTCTGCGTAAATTAGGCTTTCCAAATACTCTAGCGAAGTTGACGCTTTATGCTTTTCTTTTATTAGCTGTACATGGAAATCGTACTGGTGCACTAGCGTTTCAATATCTTGCACACGTTCAGCTACTTCTTGACTGCTTAATATAGTCGATAGGCTTGTTTCGATGTTAGCGGTTTGCTGACGCTCAACACCTTCTATAATGGTGGCATATGTGCTACTGACATTAGTTTGCGCGGTATTTACTTCTAGGTTTATAATTGCACATTCGACGTCTGTCTTGCGTTCAGCAGTCGCGAAAAGATTTTCGTGGTAAACTACCGTAGCACTGTATTTTTGCAGTTGCGCCGCTAAGTGCTGGCGTGTTTTTGTGTGCGGGTTGCGAATTGTTTCGGCGTTAATAATTGCACGAATTTTACAGCTTCGTGTCGCTTGTGCTTCCGCCAGCTCAATCGCTTTTAGTAAGTGTTTGTCGCCTTCATCAAACGGCGGGTTCATTATAATTGCGTCATATTCTGTATTCGTTTCAAAGCTTAAAAAATCGTATGCGATCACGGGAATATTTTTGTCGGTTAGTATTGCGCATAACTCTAGTTCTTTCTCGATTGCATCAATTCGAGCGCTTCGACTTTCACGGTTAATTGCGTCGATGATGTCGCCTTTACCTGCGCTAGGCTCCAAGATACGGAGCCCGTCAGTGCGTAGTTTTGATAGTAGTAAGTTAATAACTTTTGATGGTGATGGATAAAAAGTATCGTTAAACATTTATTTCCTCCTATTAATTAAGCTAATTGTTTTGCTTCGCCCGATACTGCGCGGTAAACTTCGTCGCTCACCGTTAAGCCCAGCCCAAACTTCTCTTTGACCCGCATAAGCTCGACGGTTGACTCAAGTATGCCTTGACGGTCTAGCAACATTTCTGGTGTCATGTCCGCTTTCTTAATCATTTTATCGAACCCGTATTTTGTCGACACCGCTTTATTGCTAATAACATTAGCTTTGATGAAATCGACGCGTACTGGCTTCTTAAGTCCTTGCCGTAGGTGTTGCATGGACTCTTTTTGATGTTCTTTGTCCAACATGCGGAAAACTTCGAAGCCTTCTAGTCCTGCCGATTGGCGCAACTGTTTGATAACATTGAACACCCAACGCTTGAATTCCTTCGCCTCGGCTTTCTTACTGGAAAAGATAGCGTCGTATATGCCGAACTCGTTTACTATAGAAGTTTCTTGTAGACGTCCCACGCTGTCTCTCATGGGCACCTTTGAAAGGTTGTCATCTTCTATACGTGCATTAAGCTTGTCAGTACGAAGACTTAATGCCCTAGCAATATCAGATAATACCGCCCACCACTCGCCTTCCATATTTACAAAGCGTATTTTGTGGTCGTTCCAGATTTCAGTTTTCATGGTTTAATACCTCCTAAATAATTGAATTATTTGTACGTGTCCGCTCCCTAGCCAGTCGGCTTGCCAGCTCGGCTGGAGAACGGAGGTGCTGCTTGGTGAAAATCGAGGTAAAACTTGAACTGACACCAGCGATGGTGCTCGCCATCGGCTGCGTCTTAGCTAAGCTGCTATTCCTGTAAAAGGGAGTAGCTTTTTTATTTGCTCCTTTCTACTATTGGTATTATTTATGGTATAATCGCTTATGAAAGCGAGGTGAATACGTATGGATTTAAAATTAGCAGCTTTACTTATTTCTATAATAAGTTTAGCTATAAGTACTTTTTTGTTTTTAAGAAATATCATCAATGAAAGATTCAATTTAGACATTAAAGTAATAAAGGCCATTGAAGCGCCTAATCAATCTACAAAGTTTAATCGATTATTTTTGCAAGTCCTACTAGCTAATAAATCAAGACTTTCTGTGGCAATAACCAGTATTTATTTAGAGTTTGAGGATGTTAATTCCGATACATATAAAAAGAAAATAGTATCATCGAATAGAAACCCCGAACTCATGTACAAAAAAATTCCCAACTCCGATAATCAAATACAAAGCATTTACACGGATAAAGTACCGTTAAGTATTGGTGCTTTGGATTCTGAATTTTGTATATTCGCGTTTAATGCAACAGACTATTTCGTGCGTAGAATACAGTACGATAATCCTGTGTTGGTAATAGAAACAACTCGCTCGAATATTGCAATACCAGTTGATTTAACTGATATTTCTATTGACTATGAAAAATGGCTTACCTCATGAATACAGATAGACATACAATGAGAAACATACGGATAATAACGATACTATAACTGCGCAACCTGCTAAAAGCGTATCTGTGCTCATTTTCATATTCAAAATCTCCTCCTTCTATTAATTAAGATAATTTTTAAAAGCTAACATTGACTTTTTTTTATCTTTGGTGATAATATTAATGCATAGCGAAATAAGCCTACAATAATGCCGCAAAACGTTGGGGAACGTGTATTCATGGCTCTTGTTTGTTGTGCTGTTAGCTAATTAAATTTGTCTATGAACATACTTTATCATCTCTAAAGATAAAAAGCAAGAGATTTTATCTCGAAAGATTATTTAATATATTCATAATTAAGGAGAACTGTTGATATGTCAACGTTTGATAGAGTAAAAAAACTTTGTGCAGACAGGGGAATTTCTATTCAAGACCTCGCTAGAAATCTTGATATGGGCGTAAATATTATCTATAAATGGAAAGATAAGATACCATCAGGTGAAAATCTACAAAAGGTTGCCGATTATTTTAACGTGTCTGTCGACTATTTATTAGGGCGCACGGAAAATAAATACTTGTCAGCGCAACTAGAAGAACTTATCAATGACCGCGAGCTTAATGCGTGGCTATACGATATGATAGAAAACCGCCCCGAGGACATTAAGCGCGTCAAAGAAATTATGGACATTATGGTGGCTAATTCGAAAGACCACGAAAAATAAAGCCGCCAAGCATTTACGCTCAACGGCTGTGCAATTAATTTAAGTATTTCTTTCTATAATAATGCCCGCAATGATGAAAGACATTTTTTCATCGTAGCCTAGCGCCACTAACTTATTTTTCAGTTTATTGTTGGCATCGGCATGTATTACGATTTCTTCAAGCAATTCTAAATCCCGTTTTGTAAAGTCGTCCATCTTTCTTCACTCCCGTAAAATAATTGTGCTTCATCCCTTTTCAGTTAATAAAATTACTACTTTGTGTTAAACTTGTTGTGTGTTCGAGGCTTACGCTTTCTTCGCACAATCTGGCTGGATTGGGGAAGGTGCAAGCTTCGGCTTTTTAGTTTAGGTTGCGCTTACACTTACGTTCAGCCGCCTACGATAATATGAATCATTGGCGCGACAGTTACAACTAACGCAGTAAAAAATTTCAGAACATTTGATTTCTTCATGTTATGTAACCTCCCTTCTGTTGGATATACCTACTATTATACATGATAACCCAATAAACCCCAAAAATCTACCCGCATGCGGATAATAAGGAGAGACTTCAATGAAAACAGTTGGCGAAACTATTAGAGAAATACGTATGAATAAGAATATTGCACAAAGCAAGATGAAAAGCGTATCCCAAAGTTCCTTATCAGCGATTGAAAAAGGTCGTTTACCTTCCATAGAGATGTTTTTAGACATATTAAAAGAACTTGACATAGAAATGCTTGAATTCTTCTATGTACAAAACGGGTTTCAATTACCAGAGCGCGACCGTCTATTTAAGCAATTCCGCGACCAGAAGCAATCGTTAAACGAAAATTATTTGTTTGAATTAATTGATATATACGACTCCTACTTAGCAAAGAACACTGATCCATTTATTGAAGCCCTACGCCATATACTTGGTATCTCTGTTGAGGTTAACCAGAAACAGTCTTTTGATGTAGAAAGCCCAGAATCAAAGGAGATTTGGGAAAGGATATCTCTACAAGATGTTTGGTATCACAACGATATCTACCTAATGACTAAGATTTTCTATACATTTCCAGTTGAGCAAGCAGAGAACGTTCTTAATAAAGCGATAGAACAGCTTGAAAAATATGATAACTACCCACAAATTCATTTCTTTAAAATTGCGTTTCTTATAAACTGCTCTCGTCATTACATCCTAGCTGGTGCCTATCAAGAAAGCAAAAAACACCTCGTTGAAGCGGAAAAATTAGCTCGACTACATCAAGTAGAACTTTTTCGTATTACAACACATTACTTACTTGCTTATGCCGAGTATGATAGCGGCTTTAAGGATGATGCTATAGCGCGTGTTGAGCGTACGATAAATATTCTTTCCGCTATGGAAGAGTTAAACAAATTCACTGAAACAGATAAGAACGCATTAAACTATGATGTATTAGCAAAAGACTTTCAGCGCGACTGGCAAAATTTCTTAGCTGAACAAGCGGAAAATGGTACAAAAATGCAAATTAATCCTTGATGTATGATGTTGGAAACTATATAATGAAAAAGATTACATTACGTTATATAGAGGAGAGAATATCTTATGAAAAAGGGATTACTTGCGATTTTCGCCATACTGCTACTTATTCTGCTGCCAATTAATGTACTTGCTACGGAAGATTTGACGGTCGAAATTCAGTCAGAAAGCAAAGTCGTAAAAGATGACGATTTGAAGTTGAAACTGCATACTAACCTACCTAAGAAAATGAAGTTTTATGCAACTATTACTGGCGCTAATGCGTATGAAAAAGAAATAAAAGCCAAAGTCGACAAGGATGGTGACCTTTATAAGAAAGTCAAAAACTTAGATGTTGGCAAATATACTATCACTTACAAGTCGTATAAGCCAAAGAAACAATCGAAGAAGGTTAAAAAAGTAATCGGCAAAAATGGTGGTTATTTGAAGGGCGCCAATATTAAAGATGGCGTTATTACCTTCACAGAAACGTTGGAAGTAAAAGCGCCCGTTAAAGAAACGCCCAAAGACTCATTTAAGGAAAAGGCAGAAAAGAACGCGGAAAAATACCCTGCCGTGCCTGGCGCCATTTTATATACTAAAGGCGACACAGACGTAACAGGATTAAAGTATTATTTTGAAGGCGACCTAATGTCTTTAAATAAAGTCGATGGTATATTGGCGTGGATGGTAAAAAATCAAAATGGATACGTTATGCCTATATTTCCTGACCATGCTCAAGACGAAGCTATTGTTGGAGATAAAGTGAAAATTTGGGGCACTTTAACGGGCGACGGTTATCAAGCATCTGATTTCGCTATTCCCAATGTAGTTGGCATGACGGGTTCGATGCATTTAATCCAAGTAAATATAAACGGAGAAGATAAAATTTAAATAGTAAAACGTACAAAGCCCCTGCCTACTTAGTGCAAGGGCTTTTTACTATGCATCAGTTTGCATTTTGAAACATCCCTCTTACGCCTCACTTTAATTGGGATTAAAACAAATGCTTGATGTTATATGCTTGTTGTTATATAATATAAATATAGAGTTAAGGAGTTGGTATTGATGCACCCTATTAGCAAGTTATTAATTGAGTATGACACGTCACTATATGCTTTACAAAAATATCACGGAATGCAACAACCTTCCCTATCTCGGTCAATTAAAAACGAGGTATCGATTGAAAAAATGAACGTCAGTACGATTACTCAATTTGCAAGAGCATTCGACGAAACACCAGAAACGATTTTAAGAAAACTTTTAGATTATGAGGAGGAACAAAAAATGGAGAATGCTATTTATGTAAATAAACACAATCAAGGTCAATCGGAGATTTGGAACGATGAAGCTGAATTCAGAAATTATTTTCTACCTTATACAAATGATAATGGCGAATTACTTAGTGAGGATGCGGAAACTTGGGAGCTAATCGAAACTATTAACCGCGATTCTAACCTGTACGAAATCGCAGAGGAAAAAGAATAGATAAAAAGCCCACGCTCGATTAAGAACGTGGGTTTCGTTATGCTTATTTCGCTTTCAATTCGACGTACTTGTCGCTTGCTGTTATGTAAAAAGTGGCGCCCTTAGAGTTCTGCACCTTGTACTGCGGGCTACCTGCGACATTGACCTTCGCCAGCACCGTCGGGAAGCCTACGCCTTTATTGACTGTGCCTACTACGTCCTTGTCTGCCCATGACGGTTTATTATAGAAGCGTAGTCCGTTAACCTTTGACACTAGTTTCTTGCCTGCAAATGGGTTGGTTGGTACCGTTTGTTTAGGAGCTTCTGGCGTCTTCTCTGGTGCGTCGTTTTTTGGAAGTGCGATATTGAAGTAGTCTAGCGCTCCATGGACGATGGCTTTTGCAATTAATGTTTTCTTAGTGCTGTACGTTGTCATGTCATCTTTGTTACTAATGAAGCAAGTTTCTAGTAACATTGCTGGTGCATTCGTTTCTCGCAGGATACCCAAACGCCCATGCCTTGTTGACGTGTCTGGCTTGATCCCCCGGTCTTTGAAATAGTCATCTACGTGGTCATTGACTTTCTGCGCTAGGCTCTTACTTGTTGCGCTGCCATCGCAGTAAAATCCGGTCGTACCTTGTGCCGTTGCTGTCGCGCTGTCGAAATGAATTTCTATTACAGCATTGACCTTCTCGCGGTTTGCCTTCTTCGCATCTGCGCTAATGTTTCGGGCAACGTTAGATGTACGGTTATTAATGACCTTAATGCCCAGCGAACGAGCGTATTTAGTAGCCTCAAGCATCAGCTCTAGGGCTTTCTCTGACTCTTTACCGTATGAGCTGGACGCTCCTGGGTCAACTCCGCCGTGCCCTGCATAAATGGCTAATTTCAATTCATTGATTTTCATTATTCCTCATCCTTTCGTGGTTCTTCGTATCTCATAGCTCGTTCACTGTCCGGCGTGCCTGCCGTCGTAGGGTCGATAACAAGTCCCACTAACGCAAATACAGCGCCGACAACTACTACAATCTGATTGAACAACGTTGTGTAGTCCCAGCTAATGCCGAATACGATTAGCACACTTTGTGCGATAAAAAAAAGCGCGGCAATCATTGCGACAACCCACGCCCTATTTTTAAAACGAACTCTCCAGTTAATTTTCTTCAAACATTCTCACCTCCTTTTTTAATTGACTACGGCTTTTATGATTTCATTCATTATATAAATAACACCTACTGCGCCGCCTGTGACTCCAACCCATTTCAGGACGTTAAACGCTAGCTTATATTTTTCAAGACGCAGCTCGGCAATTTCCTCTTTAAGCGAGCGGTTTTCTTCAATGACCGGCTTAATTGTCTCGGTCACGACTTCGAGGATGATGTAACGTAATGTTGCTTCGCTCATTTCGTGCTGCTTTTCGAGCTCTGATATACGCTCACCATGCTCGTTTTGTGCCGCCTTGAGGTCGGCAATGTCGCCCTTTAATGCGATTATATCCGCGCTATTTTCCTTAACTTCGACCGTCATCTCTGTAAAATTTCGGTTAGTTAACTTAACTTCTTGCTCCAACTATATAACTCACCTCAATCTGCCATAAAAATACGCCCTATAAGGCGTTAATTTCTTCTTGAATTTGACGGTTGATTAAATCTCCATTTGCAATCATTACGTTTTGTTGCTCTTTCTTATCTAGTACAGCAATCCCATCAACGATTTTTACAGCATCAACATTATAAATTAGCTTCTCATCGGCTTTTACTTTAAAAAAACGTTCCGGCAAATTGTCCTTACCCTCTATATCACACCATTCTTGCACATATCCGTTCTCGCCTATCGAAACATAAACTTCTCTCATTCTGCTTCTCCTCCCCTTATCTGTATCCTATGCGCCTAATACACCAGCCGTTGTTAGGACTAGCGCCGTTGTCTGCGTGCCCTCTAATCGAAGCAGATGTTCCATAGAATATTTTCTTTGCTCCGTCCGTGCCTACCATGCTTTCCCATATAGCCTTACCGCTATTTTCAACTAACGTCTCACGAGGAATAAATATTGTTCGGAAACCGTAATCTAATGCGCCAGTACCAGGCGTATACCGCGACACATCAATGTATAGTCCTATCTTCAATGCTTCCGATGGGAATGTATATGTATTCGTATCAAGAAAGTACGCGGCTCCCTTGAATAATTGCACATAAGGTGCGAAAGCATTCAATGCAGTACCAGTATAAGTAATAGCAGCCGCTTGAGCCGCGTCCGCCTTCGCTTGCGAACCGACGGTATTTTCGTACTCGCGCCACGGACTTGCTGTTGCGCCTACATAACGGAAAAAGTGGCGGTTAGCGGCGGCGTTGCTTGGGCTAAAATAACGCGCATGTTGCTCGATTGCTGTACCAGTCACAAGCTTATAATTTTCAAGCCTGAAAGCGCCTGTACCTACGACCGGAGCGTCAGTCAACTTCGCTACAGCCGTCGAGTTCATGTAGAAACTTCCTTGCTCTATAATTTCGGCTAAGGTAGTGACGTCAGGTGGCGCTTTTGCGGCTCCTGTGTCAGCCGTTATTTTCGCCTTTTGCCAGTTAGCGGTATCGGCAGTTTTGACGACTTGATTTGCGTTAATTGCCGCAATGACTTCGTTTGCCTTCACGACTGCCGCGTCAACATTTGTCGATGCAACAGCGAGGTCTTCAAGCGCGTCATTTAATTGTGCTTGCGATTCTGCAATTGCCGCTTGAATGTCCGCATTGAGCTGGTCGATGTCGCTTGCAAAGTTGTCCATTTCGATGTTTCCCTGCAACGGGTCGGCGTCAACTGTCAACGTAAAGTCGCGCGTGCCTGAACGTAAGACAGTCGTAGTCCCTTGTTCGATGCGAAAATGGCACTCGAACTCGCCTGCCTGTGCAAAACAATTAGTGGCAAGTGTATAATCGAATGTGCCTTCTTTATCATTGCGATTTACGACGCCTAAGCTGTCACGGAAGTAAGTGCCGTCGGGATATACTAAAGTAAAGTATAATTTTAGTCCCGTCAGGTCGACTACTTTATTTATACTGTTCGATGTATCAATTACGTTCACATTTAGCGTCAAAAGCATGTTGTCACCTACACGACCCCATAACTCTTGATTCGAGCGTACGGTGCGGTTTAGGTCGACAGTGATGGGAATATTTCGTAAAGCCATTTTTAACCCCTTTCTATGAGTGAGTAAACCAGGTCTTCCAGTTCGCTCACCCTTTTTTTCAAGTGCGATCTTTTCTTCCTCATTTTCGCGCGCATATTGCCATAGCCACATACACGTTTTATACAAATCAACTGCCTGCATGTCATCGGCGCGTAGCTCCGGCGGCAATGTTTCGGCGATGAATCCTAGCGTTTTTTCAAAGCTCGATTGCTCAATATGTTGCTTCAAACGATAGCTGAACACTTCTATTGTGCGTATCATTTCCGTTGCGCTATATTTCTCTGCCATACGCGATTCCTCGAACTTCTCAATATCCTGCTTAATTAGTGCCGAGCTTCCTTGTTGAAAAGCGGCGGCAACATGCGGCACATATTTAAGCGTTGCAGTATCCCATGTAAATCTATCGATGCTGGCGGTTTTACCTGTAGGGTCGGCGCCGATGGAACACCAGCCAATCGACTGAATAAACGGCGTTTCAACGCCAGCCCACGGCGAAATGCGCACAACTTTATCGGGGTTAACTGTGCCAGTATTTTCATTAAGCGCCTCAATCGCAATGCCGAGGTCGCCGCTTGTATTCATGCGGAATTGCATAGCAGGAAAGTTATAATTACGACGCTTAGCGGTTAAGTAAAAGCCTGCGCCTCCGCCCATTCGCAAACTTTCCTCGTACTGCGGTGCGGGCAGCGGCGGCATAAAGCTAGACACAAAAGAGTCTGCCTGAATAGTCGAACCTGTGATATTTACGCCTTTAATGTCGATAGCTTGAAGCGTTCCAGCAGTAATAAAGTCGGCGTTAAAGCGTCCATCTAACGTCCATGCAGAGCGATACTGACCGTTGACTCCTGTTGAGCTAAAGCCGATGCCTGATTTATTCATACGCAATACTTGCTTCGCCGTGTTGACGTCGTCCGTGTCCATGATAAAGATTTCGGCAGGATTTCGTGGCGGATAAAGCACAACATAACCGCCGTCATTTCCTGTAATTAAATTCGTTGCATGGTCGATAGCAAGCGCGATAAAATCGTGAATACCTGTCATTTGCTCGGTTAATTGCGCTTGTATTTGTGCGTCATTGACCGCTTTACTTTGCAACGAATACCTTGCATCGCCTAATTCAATTTCTATGTACATTTCAGCGACGGGATCGTATGTATACTTACTGACTTTTGCCTCTATTTCAATGCCGTATTTTTCGTGCCATACCTGCACCGTATCAAACAGCGCAACATGTTCCAGCATAGCGAACTCTTTGTAGTCTTCCGTTTTCGATAACTGCACAAAGTTAATTGTAAAGTTGACTTTCGGCGTGTTATTACCTGTACGCTCAAACCACGCCTGTGCTAGCGTCCGTAATTGCGCAACAGATGTATAACCTGCGTCGGTCATGTCTTGCGAAAAGTCGACCGGCAAGGCAAGCGGTTGATAAAAGTCCGCCACGTTTGGCGCATCAACGACGACTTCGGGCAAGTTTATTTTACGTGTTGTACCGTCGCCATTATCGAGTTGTGCAAACGGAATAATGCGCGTTGTGACATCGCCCGTTGTTGTTGCCGTAAGCCCTGTGAGATTTTTTCGATAAGCAATACGTACGCCCCGATTGGCACCGCGCGCCTTGTGCATGCGAATTATGAAGTTGTCCCATTCGAGGTCAGTGCGCCATTTATCAATAACCGAACCTTCTTCGCCAGCAATGCCTGACAATACGTTAATATACTCTTGCTTGTAGTTCGCAGTCGTTGTAATGTCTGTCCACGCCGTGAATTTAGTCGGTGTGACCGCGTTAGCTAACAACGCATTGACTGCGCCTGTAGGTGTGACGCCTTTTAAATCGACGCTCACAATCGCATTAGAAAAAAGGTCAGCTTGTGCAAGCGCAACCGCAGTAACATATTTATCTTCGCTAATAGTGTCGAACTCAACTGTATCAATGCGAAACAACCGGTCGCCGTCATAGTCGTTTGCCTTCGCCTTGACGACGTTGTCTTTTACAATTGCATCGAATAACGGGCGTTGTATTGCGTAATCGTCGTCGAAACTGTTAGGCGCCTGGTAAATGAATTCAAACTTAAATGCGCCTTGTTTTTCCTCCGTGACGACTGGTGATACAATATTGACTAATCGACCTATACCGTTATGTGAAGGCACAATGCCTTTTCTTAGCTCGGCGTCGCCAGCATCATATAAAATCGGATAACTCAAATCGACCACCACCTCGGCGTAACTTCAATTTTTGTGACGTTGCCAATCCAATTGAATGGCGTGTCGCCGAGCCCTAAATTAGGTAACGCATTACTAACTTTATGATTAGCTGACGTAATGACGCCGTTCACTGTTGTATAGCTGTTTCCCATTTCAGTATCGAGCGTAATTGGGTCGGTAATGCCTTTTAAGACAACGGTTTTATTACCAACATATAACGTAATATCACCCGTACCATAGACGGTTATTTTCGGCTGGCTTTCGAAAAGTTCGGGATTTGTCAGAACCGTATCTTGCTTTGTAATTGTTCGAATACGTTGCCCGTCTTGTACGTAACGTTGAGGCTGACGCACAAAGGGAATGACTCCCTCGCCCACATAAAACAAGTAAAACACTTCTTTTAAGCTTAGCTCTGCCGATACTGTAGCACGCATAAAGTAACGGGCGTCGTCCGAATAAGTTAATTCGCACCAGCCTTGCGCGCTCTTAAGCCAGCTAAATAGCTCATTTGCCTCTTGCCTAATATTCGTGCGACATCGGTCTTCGGCAAATAAATAAACAGGCACCTCTTCTTGTACGTTTTTAAATGTACCGCGATCCCGCATGAGCGTCCCATGTCGCCCTGCAATTTCGATAAACTCAACGTTGCGCTCGGCAGCAGTATAAGGAGCACGCTCCCGCACCGCCAAGCCGAAGTCTAAACTATTTCTATCGTTATATGTAAAACTTGTTAATGTCGTTGTGAACGCCTCCTTAAAATTGCTTGCCTAACGCCTTGAATTGCTGGCGTTGTTGTTGCGCCTCTTGTTCGCTGATGTGCGGTGCCATCACACGCCCTGCAGTTTTACCGTCAATTTGAACCATCATTCCGTCGAGCCTGTCTCCCAGTGCGTCGATACGGGCACCTAAACGGTCTTGCCATGCGTTCGACGGTGTGTTAGCGTCAATTGATGCCGACACTGCTCCGCTAATACTGCCGTTCATGTTCGAATTAAGTCCTGTCTGTATTGCACGTACATCGGGCGTTGCGGCTTCGGTCATTCTGTCAGTTGCCTTTGTAATCGCCGAAATCTTGTCAACAATTCCATTCGCTAAGCCAATCGAAATAAACTCACCTAACGCTGTAGTAACACGTGAAGGCGAGTGGATGCCAAGCACGCCTTTAATCTTACTAGTAATCGCATCGCCAACATTTTGACATGCCTCTTTAACTGCGTTTACTTTATCTTTTATTCCGTTAACAAGTCCGTCAATTACATATTTACCTGCGTTTTTCATGCCATCGAAAAAGCCTTTAAATTTCTCAACCATCTTGTCGCCAATTTCGCCGATTTTTGATGCGACTTCGCCTGCTTTACTCCATATGCCGCTTATTAGTTTTATAATTAGCTCGGCGCCTTTTGCGAGCATCTGCGCACCGAAGCTTTTAATTTTAGTTAGCAGTTGACTCATAAGCTTAGCTCCAGCAATAATCAGTTGTCCAATAAGACTTAAAATCCCTTTTATTAACGCCCAAATCAATTGCACACCTGCGCTTAAAATTTGCGGTGCAAACTTGATAATTGCCTTGATTAACTCTACCGCTAAAGTAATTGCCGCCTTAATCAGTTGAGGCAATATTTTGAGCAAGCCAGAAATCAACGCTAGTACGAGCTTAACGCCTGCCTCAATTATCTTCGGTAAATTCGTAATTATAGCCTTAACAACTGCAAGTAATAGCTTAATCGCAGCGTTTATTAGTTGCGGTAAAATCTTAATTAACCCCGAAATCAACGCCATAACAAGCTGAATTCCTGCGTCGATAATCTTAGGTAACGCCGATATTAACGCACCTAATAGCGCCATAGTTAGTTGAATAGTCGCCATTATTAGTTGTGGTAAAATTTGATTTATACCGCTTATTAACGCCATTAAAATTTGAATACCTGCGCCAATTATCATCGGTAAATTCGTAACTAAAACGTCAAGTAGAGTCGTAATAATTGTAATACCAGCGAATAATAGCGTTGGCAATGCTTTAATAATTGCGCCTACTAGCATTGTAATAATCTGTAGTCCAATACCAAGTATTACTGGCAACGCCGCAATAACACCGTTGAGTAACGCGGTTAAAATCGACACTGCGGCTTCTATAATTACAGGCAAAGCTTGAGTAATCCCTGCGACTAAAGTTGTTAAAATTTGTAGCCCAGCATTTAAAATTAAAGGAAAAAGCTTAGACATCGTACTCACATAAGTCTCAATAATTTTAATAACTATGCCAGTAAGCTTAGGTATTGCTTTTACTAATCCGTTAATAAGTGATACAAGTAAGTTCGTTCCTAAGGTAATAATTTGCGGTAGGACTGATGATAACGTACTTGAAAATTTATCGGTAATCGAGGATATTGTATCCACAATTTTTGGTATCGCCTTTGTAATACCTTCAATAAATTTAGTAATCAAGTCAGTGCCAATCGCAATAAATTTCGGCAAGTTCGATATCAGATAAGCCGCAACCTTGTCGATAGTAGCCGATAAATTGTCGAATACTTCCGTGATGCCGTCCGCGTTAAACTTACCTGTTTTCGCCCACGCTGTGGCAAAACTGATAAGCAACGCAACCGCTAAACCTAGCCCGCCGGTAAGCCCTAAAAATGCCAATGCGACTTTCGAAAGCACACCGATAACAATACTTGCAATGCCCCCGAGCACGCCAAAAGCGCCACCCATGCGTTCAAGTAGCGTAACAATGCCGGAAATAACGCCAGAGGTTGCGCCTCCTAGCGATTCTTTTAGCTTATTGAATAGCGAAACAATAAAATCAATCGACGTGCCGAACGCTGATTTAAGTGCGGCGCCTACTTGCTGACAGAAACTGACGAACTTTGAAAGTGCGTTGTTAGAATCTTCTAAAGCACGTAAGAAACCTGCTTTTATTGCGACGCCTATATGTTCGAAAAAGGCGCCTGTTGCTTGAAGCGCCACTTTTAAAGCGTTTATAGACGCTAAAAAGCCCGTGCGTATTGCCGCGCCTGTTGCGTTAACAGTATTTCTAAACTTTTCGTTGTCTTTATAGAGTGCGTAGAATACCAATCCGAGAGCTATTATTGCCGCAGTAATCAACGCTACCGGACTTATCAAAAATGCTAATGCGGCTTTTATACCTACTAAAGATATACCCGCGGCTGACATCGTTGTAATAAATGAGCCGAACGCCATCATAACAGCACCAACTACGGTGCCTAAAATCAAGAGTCCGGTAACAACTAACGTAATAACAGCACCAATTTTAGCCATTGTTGGGCTAGCCTCGTTAAACTTGTTAATAAAGCCCGTTATACCAATCACAACTTTATTTATCGCCTGTAGCAACTTACCAATAACATCTTTTAACGGCGTCCCAATCGACCGCCCAAATTCAGCCATTACTTTTTTCGTTATACCGACTTGCGAATCAAACGTTGCATATCGCTTATTAGCTTCATTAAGTAGCGCTGTATTTTCTTTCCAACCATTACTTGCCGTTTTTAGCGCGTTGGTAAGAAGGTCGGCGTTACCAGAAAGTCTAAGTAGCGTATCAGACTCACGAATGCCTTTAATACCTAGCTGATTTAATACCGTTGTTAAGTTTTCGCCTTCCTTGCTACTTTTAGCTAGCCCATGAATTACCGCATCCAATGCGCTTGCCGCGTCAGATTTCCAAGCTTTTTGGAAGTCCCCAGCGCTCATACCTGCTAATTCCGCAAAGCCTTTTAGTTTGTCGCCGCCATTATCAACAGCCGTGCCGATTTTTTTCATAACCATCGACATCGCTGTACCGCCAGCTTCCGCTTCAATCCCTACAGATGACATCGCTGTAGCCAGTCCAAGGATTTGCGCCTCATTTAGCCCAACCTGTTTACCTTGCCCAGCTAACCTTAGCCCCATAGATGTTATTTCTTTCTCTGTCGTCGCAAAATGGTTCCCGAGGGCTACAATTGTAGCACCAAGTCTTCCGAAATTCTTTTGTGGCATCTGTGTAATATTCGCTAAACGAGCGAGGTCAGTCGCCGCTTCTTCCGAGGTCATATTAGTAGCCACTCCGAGGTCAAGCATTGTTTTTGTAAATCCAGCGATATTACTACGCTTAATACCTAATTGTCCTGCCGCTTCCGCCACACCAAATATTTCTTTTGTCGATTGCGGCATTGCTTTTGTAACTGAAAGTAACTCTTTTTGTAACGACTTTAATTGTGACGCATTACCGTCAACGGTTTTCTCAACGCCTGCCCAAGCGCTTTCAAATTCTGCGGCGGCACCTACTGCGGCACCGATACCTTTTACCATGCCGATGCTTGCCGCTCCAAACGCTACAGTCATTACAGAACCAACGTTCATCATCGATTTGCCTACGCGGTCTAACTTTGCTCCTTGTGCACTTACCGAGTTAGTTGATTGCTTGATGGAATTTGTAAGTCCGTTAATATCCTTCTGTGCCGCAGTTAATGAGCGCGAAAGACCTGTAATGTCGCCACCTAGCGTCACTAAAATATCATAATTCGCTATGTAAAGTTCCTCCTTCCTTATGTATTTTTATGGACTTGAATTCGACCTAATAATGCGTCATTTTCCCGTTGCCGTCTCAATTGCGCTTCTCGGATTTCATCTTCCGTCTTTTGAGGCGCAACTAATTGGGCATTGGTTGGTCGTTCGTATATGTCTTTCAATTTAAGCTTTTCAATTCGCGCAGCTTTTTCATTCATAAACGCCTGCAACGCTTGCATTTCGAGCTGGTCGAGTTTGAACTCTTGTTCTTCCTCAAGCAGTATGTAAAACTCACGTGGCGTCATGCGTCGAATGGCTTCGGGCAACGCTCTAAAATAGCGCCACCCTCGTTTGTAATATTCCTCAACGTCTAGTTGAGAAGTTGCTCCATCGCCTCTTTTGCCGCCTCGTTCTTCAACAGTTTGCTCACTGTCTTCTTGTAGAAAAAACTTCCCGACACAATTTCGTTTCCGTCCTTGATAATTTTGTCGAGGTCTAGTTTCTCCGCTTCAATTTGCGCCTCAACTGCGTTTTGTACTGCCTCATATGTAAAATTTTCGCCTGTGTGCTTCAAGCCTGCATAAACGATTTTGACGTACGTTTCAAGGTCGCCCGTGAACACGCTACCGACGAGAGCCAATGCGCCGCCCTCTCCGCTATTTAAATAGTTGATACTGTCAAACGTCAGTTTTAGTTCGTACTCTTTACCGTTAATTTCAAAACTTGTCATCTATAAAATTCCTCCAATATATTTTTTTATTACTGTAAAAGCCACTCACTCGCTGTTATAACATTCACTTTTCCTTCATCTACTTTTTGCTTCGCGTATGCCGCTAATTGCTCAAACCAGTCGCGCGCCAGAACATCGTATCCGCCATTTGTTCGGTTGTTCCTAAACGATGATTCAAGAACAGCAACGTCCCACCTGTCGCAATTGCATAATCGATAGTATTTTTCGCTTGTGCAATTGTGCGGTCAGGCGTCAAATTATACGTGCGTACAAGGTAGTTATTATTCGGGCTAGTGATTTCGATTCCAGACGTTAATGGACGACCTAATTTGTAGCTACCCTCTGCTAAAGCGCTCAACGTATCAGCATTATAATCACCGTATGGGTATATAACGATATCGTTCGCACGCGTCCAGTTATTTGTCGTTAGGTACGTTTTGCATGAGTCAAACTGAACGCGCTGGTCTGCTTTACTAAGCGTGTCCAAGTGCGGGTGCTCTTTTGTATGATTCAATAAATCATGCCCTTTTAGGTTCAACGCTTTTAGCTCTGCATTCGTCATGAATCGCGCATCTGATTCGTTAACTTCCACAACACTAATATTTGCGCGTAGGGATTTACTTTCTAGCGCTGTAATTCCTAGCGCCGCCTCGTCCCAAGCGTCATCAAACACAAACAACACATTGGCTTTATCGGCTTTAACAGATGAAATCAAGTCGAAGGATACCTCCGCTTTCATCTCCGTCTTGGGTTCGACACGAACTTGCATCGCCTTTACTGCCTGCGCTGTTGTGAATGCTCCTGTAACTTTTCCGCTTGATAGTGCGACCGCTACAGTGTTCCAGCCTGACGTTAATTCATAACTATTAATTGTAAAACTTACGTTGTTTGCTAGACCTGTATCGTTAGCAAGATAGACAATGACTTTATCAAGCGTTGTTACATCATGTACAAATAACAAGCATTCCAAAGCAGTAGCTTCTTCCATAGCAATACTTGTAGTTGTATTGCGCATAAAAGCAATTGTCTTATCAGCAGTCAGTTTTATTGCTTGCGTATCTTTTGTGTTCACCGTATCAATCACACGACTTGTGCCTGCGCCCGATTGTAGTGTCCACGCGTTTAATGTTGTAAAACTTTCAATTGACATAAGGTTTCGAATAGGTGCGGTTGGTATCGAGTTTAATCCTGAATCAGCCCGTAATGCGGCATGTGTTGGATATATGGAACCGACTTTTGTTTCTACTTTGATTAATGAATTAGCATTAATTGCGCTTGAGGTGATTGAAAAATTACCATCAGCGTCTGCCTGCGGGACTGTCCTTGCTACGTTATCTACTGTCAGACGCACAAAACCGTTCGGCTCTGTTTTACCCGAAACAATACGCGCGCTTGATGTTACCGCGTTAAGTTCTAGCTTAGCCAGCTCTGCGGTTATCGTCGTTGCCATCCCGGGTACAGATGTAGCTTGATTAGGATTTCCGTCAATAGCTCGTATATCATACTGCGCCCCTGCAACAATATTCACGTTATTTAAGACATATATACGAAGTACCCCCGACGTGATTGTGCCTGTTAACAGCGCCGTTGACTCTCCCTTTCGATAAAGTTTACAATTCGTTACGCTCGGTAAGTTGACTGACGTGCCATTTACATATGACTCGCCATACAAAAATCTCGAAATCGTAGGTGCAGGTAATAAAGTTTTCTGGCTTAGCTCTTCTGATTGTGCCCCTTCTTGTCCTCGCCTAAATGCTGATACTCTAGCAGTGTATACAGTACTGAACGACAATCCTTCGATTGTTATTTCGTTAGAAAAAACAGCACGTGGCGCAGTTCTATTACTCATATACAGTAAATAATAGTTAGCGCCGTCGACCTCGTCCCATGCATATGTAATTGCAGTATCAGTCACTTTTGTAATGCGAAAGTTTTGGGGCGGATTAGGGTGTGCCGTCAGCTTCGTTCGGCGGAGCACCGTCAGGGATTTCGGTCAGTGTTACAGGCGTGACTTCGCCCGACAATGAGGCTTCAATAGATAGTGACACGTTGTCTCCTACACTACTATCTTTTTCATAACTATTTAATTTATAAACGCCTTGCTCGCCTTCCATTGTGCGCTTGTCAAACTCGACAATAGACACATATTTCTTTTTACGTATTGCCACCTTAAGTGCGTTAAACGCGACGTCGCCTTCCGTCATAATACCGCCAAAACTAATCGTCTGCCCTACCTTTCCGTATGCTGTTTCCGTTTTATCTTTCGTCTCTAACTCAACATCGTCTGCCTCGATAGAAGTATTACCGTCTGTTTGATTAAAAAATCGCTCATATGTATCGCCACTACCATCTGTTGCAGGAATCGATAAGAGGTAGAGAATGTCTTCGCCTATGTATTCAATTGACAAATGTTTTCCTCCTTATTGTTTATGGTCTCGTCGGCTAGTCGTAAAACTAACGAACGCTCTATGAAAATTAACTTCGTCCGATGGGCTTTCTGGCGGAATTGGTGCAATAGAAACGTTGTCCAATACCTGAAAGCCATCGTATGTATGAAAAAGAAGCGCCTGTTTAATTTGGGCGCTTAATTCACGTTGTTGCCTATTTGTTTGCGGGTATATACCGAGCTGATAAAGGTTTGTTGATGCGACCGAATCACGCAGTTTAGTGCTCGATGTGCCGGCGTCATTTAAAAGCTCAATCGTAAGAAAAGGCTTTTTATCTGACGACGGCAGTTGTAGTCCATCGTATTCAACAATAACATCTAAACCTGTCGATGCTTTTATTTGCGCACGAATTGCGTTTTGCTCTTCGAAAGGCATTACTTAGCCGCCCTTTTGACTGCGCTCTTGAGGTTCGCTTTGAAAACAGGCGTGTCCTCTTGAATTGTCTTTCGTACAAAGCCTTTTTTTATTTCGGTTCGTGTGCTCCTGAATCTCGGCGTATTCTCGGTCGCTTCCGTATGCCCATGTTGTCGCATCGACTTTATGAACGCTTGCCGGAAAGCTATTAGCTAACGCACTCGTCTTTCGCGGCGCATATCGTGCCGTCTTACTGCTTGACGCGAGTACTTGCCTTTCAGTTGTTACGCCTACAGCCTTTTCATATAAGGCAATGTCTAACTTTTTACTTAACGAGCTCCCCATTGTTGCATGCATATTTATTCTCATTAAGTTATCAACTCCCCAAAAACCTCGACCCGATTACGTTTACTTATGCCTTTTTGCGGCTTACGAATGACGCGGTATTTATCGCTGTTATATTCGAAGTATGTGACGTCTACCCAGTCCTCGATATTAATGTCCGCCTTGATATCTGCTGTATAAATCAATAAACCGTCCGAAATGTCCCAGCCGCCCGAACTACTGTATGTTGGAGACTCTGTTACATGCGCTTGAACCTCGACTGGTGCGCTTGGTATTTTTACTTCTTCGCCTGTGTCAGGGTCAGTCGCTTCAACTTCGTCAGGCAATAAGATAATCGTAAACGTCCGACCGCCCAGCATATCGGCTCTCGCTTGACTCATAAACGCTTTGTCAGCGTCTGTAATCATAAGTCACCCTCCTCGTTGGTTAATTCGTAAGTCAAGAATGAAGTACACTTCGGGTGCGGGCTGTATATATCATCGTCTTTTTCCGGCAAGAATACGCCAGCACCTAAGCCATGACGGTTTTCCTTTGACAATCCGAGGCAAATTCGCGAGCGTTTGACTCCGGCATGTAGCCTAACCGCTTTTACTTGTTCACTTTTCTTTGCGATTTCGCCAATTGCTTTTCGATACGTAACAGGACTTTCCGAGCCACTCAATTGCTTATAATGCCATTCCCTACTGTCGACTGCTGCTTTTATTTCGCGCCCAGTCTTATTAATAGTCTGCTTGCGTGAAATGGATAAACGCACGGTCTTGCGGAAATCGTCCGTCAAATCGCCCGACAATCGATAGAGCCTATCGCTCAATTGAAGTTCATCAGCAGGTTCACGCCTTGATACAACGTTTTTGACAACAGCTTGAACTAAGTCTGCTTGCGCCTCTGCGTCCATGTTTCTAGCGAGGTATTTATTTACTTTTTCTATAGTCCATGTAGCAGTCTCAACTAAAATAGCTTGTAGCACAACCGACATCGTTGCGTATAGTTGTTGCTCAATTGTATCGAAGGCACGCAACACTTGCGCACGTCTACTTGCAGGTATAACGCTATTTTCATCTGCATACGTTTCTAATACGTCCAGCACTTCAAGCCGAATATTGTCCACGCTTTTCGTAAATCTACGCTGCTGCTTTTCGTCAAGTATGACGAACTGTGCCGCCAAATCTTCGAAAAACTCGTTGACTTCGCGCTGGTTCATAATCGGTCGAGCCTTTTCATTATTTTGAAGCCTGAATTTTGCGTATACTGGGCGTCATACTCAGCTTTCAGTTGACTAAGCAACTGTAAGTAATTTGCCGAAATTCGGCTTTTATCAATACTTTCTTCGCCGTCCTTAAAACTGAAATATGCCGCCGTATTAAACGCTAAATCCTCGGTCACTATGATGCGGGCACGAAGTAAAATACGTGTAGCATCTGCGTCAGAAACGGTTACGGACGACGCGAATCCTTCTAAACGCATTGCCTCATTCAAGGCGGTTGTTAAATATTCAATAGTCATACCTGATACGCCTGCAAAGCGCGCTTCTAGTTGCGTCAATAATTCATCTTTTGTCATCCGTCACCCTCCTAGTCGGCTTTTTTCTTTGTCGAAGCTTTCTTTGCTGGCGCTTTTTCTTGCACCACTGGCGTAGTGTCTTCTGGCTGCTCTTGCGTCTTTGTTGGCTCCGCAATGAAGCCTGCTTTTACAAGACGCGCAACATGAACTTCATCAATGGTTACGTCCTTACCAGCGTGCACACCGTCAACAATACCATCAATTACTCGTACTTTGATATTCGCCATCTTACGCCACATCCGCAAATAGAATTAGTTTAGGGTCTTCAATAATCGGGAAGCCTGCCGCAACACCGCGTAGAATAGAGCGAATTGGTTCCTTATTGTCGTATGCATCGACAAAAATACCCGGATTAAAGTTATTCTCAACCGTCGGGCCGAATAGAAAATTACCAAGTCCTTCTGCTAAAAATACAACACGGTTTTGCGGGAAGTACTCAATAACTTCATCCTCACCCGTATACATATTTCGCACCGTTGCTTTGCGGTTCTTGATAATTTCAATGGGGGGTAACCCGTAGCCGTCGAGCACTTCGCCAACTTCGCCTTGGCTTACACGTTTTGCCGTGGCGTTAGTCGGACGAGCCTCTGCGATAATTGACTGATTTTTCGTTAGCATTGCGAATACTTCACGTGGCATTGCAATGGTTTCAGCAGACCGTCCGTTAGTTTCTTCGTACTTAGCCGCCCAACCAATCAAGTCGCCTAGCGCGTCAGCCGTTGGGTCAGTCCACGCATTCGTCCCTGTTAGTGCGATTTTATGTTCGGCTGGTACTTGATAGTCGAATTGTACTTTGACGTTATTTTTGTTATATTCAATTTTGCCTTGCGCTAGCGCTTGAAGTTTCATAATTTGAATGCGCTCATTAATCGCCGTTGAAATATCGATTGCTTTCGTTTGTAACTTTGAAATCAATTCTGAATGTTCTGAATTCGAACGCGATTGATTTAACGCAAGTAATTCTTCCTCGGTTACAATATATTTAATACCAAATTTAGCAAGCTCGCCCATTTTCGATGCAACAGCGTCTCTGTCCATCACTGGCGGTTCAGCGCCATAGCCAATCATTGCTGCTAGGTGACGTGTTTGTTTCACAATATCATACGCGAAATTAGTACTATGCGTCATTTCATCAGGCAAAAAGCGGTCACCAAACGTCGGTGTTTCCTCTCTTAGTTTTTGACTTTCGTCAATCAGTCCGCGCATTGCGGGCTCTTGAAACTGTTCTAAATGCGTAATTCCTGCCATGTATTATACAATCTCCTTTACATATCGAATTGGTGTTTTTTCTTTGAATGCGTCAGTAGCCCCGACCAATCTTGCGTCATAAACAGCGCCACGGGTCAATACTTCGCCGACAATGCCGTCATTTACGCCGTCACTATTCCAGTCGACGTTAAGAATACCGAAATCAACGTACTTATCTACGTCTGCGTCAACAAAAGGCACCCATTTTCCTGTCGTTTCGTCTTGCGCAATAGCAGTGCCGACCTCGACATGTGTATCGCCAAACTTAGTGCCGTCCAACGTTGCGCCTGCCTCAATAAAAGTAAAATGCTCACTTGCTAGAATGTTTTTGCCGCCCTGAAATCCAGTACGGCTTTGTTTTGGTGTGTAAATTGGCAATTCTTTTCCTCCTCTGGCGCCTTAGCGTGCGCCTTTTCGTTTAAATATTTTTCTTGCTACTTCCCGTGCTTTTTCCTCAGCATCGTTTGTGGCGGGCGGTGTTGGGCGCTGACCGCCGTTATTAACAGAAGGGTCAGCATAATGCACTGGCGGAAACATTTCTTTGAATGACGTAATTTGCGCTGTCAAAGCTTCCTCTGTGTCGCCAGTTACTAGCGCCTTAACCGTTGCAAGTCGTTCGCCTGTGTAACCTGCCTTCGCTAACTCTGCCTCTTTGAAGAAATCGAGCTGAATGCGTTTTTGAGCTTGTTCTGCCGCTTCTCGCGCGGTTTTTTTCTTGCTCCCATAGCGCCTTAAACTGCCCTGCTTCTTCGGCTTCTTTTGCTTCCTTCGCCGCAATCTGTGCCTTCAACTGCTCAAGCTCTGTCTCTTTCGCTTTTTTAGCGTCATTTATTTCTTTAAAGCGATCATATGGCACCGTTTGCGTTGTTTGTTCTTGCGTAGGTTCTTCCGTATTTTTCGCCCCGTCAGGCGGGTTACCTACAGTTGTTTCAGTTTTTACTTCTTCACTCATTCGTTAGTCCTTCCTGCTCCTCGGCGTATGGAGCCGTTGTTTTACGCCGTTCTAATTTCTCCGATTCGATTTCTTGCTTCTTAGCCGTGGCGTTCTCAACGCCCAACCTACTCATTGCGCCCGCAACTGACTCGAATCCTGCTGACGTTTCTTCGATAAGCAGTTCGACTAAGTCTTTGCGGTTGTCCGGTAAAGGTAATACAAATTTCATTTCGCTTTTATAATTAGAGCCAATATTCCGAATTATTTCTTTATCATAGCTGAAATTAGGAGCGCCTAGGCGTGCCTGTAAATAGCGAATAGTAAGCTCGTGTAATTCCGGTAAACCGCGTCCCCATGTTTGCCAATGCTCCTCGGTATCTTGTATGATGTCATGAAATAGTACCTGCAATGCCTCCGCGTTCATTCCGCCGAAATTCAAATCCTGCGCCGTAAAATTCGGTATGCCTGTGATTTCATGTAGCGCCCCTTTAAGCCTTGAAAACGTATTGTCTAGCGCGCTGCCGTAAGTGAAGTTTGATTCTAGTTTCTGTGCGTCAGGGGATTTATCGTTGTCCGAATTAATCGCGGCGGCGGCGCCTGGTGCAATATCAATATTCAACATGTCCTCGCGCTTGATATTTTTAAATATCGTCACTGGAAACATTTCAAATCGCAAACTATCGACAGCGTCCTCGTTTAATTGATTCAGACGGTCAGTAACTTGCCGCATATCATCGAGTTCAGTCCGTTCGCCTGTACGACTGTCAATAAGCCCCTGCACGGGGAAAAGCACGACTGGAATGAAGTCAATGCCCATCGGCTCATTGCGTATCAACATTTTGACTTCTTCAAGCTCCATCGTATAATAACCCTCCGTCAGATAGCACATCGACTTACCTGCGTTATCGGTGGTTAATATAAACGATTGCTTTCGAATAAACTCTACTTCTTCACCTTCTGCGTCAAATAGCTTTTCTGCGTAAACGATATGTACTGCCTTAAGAATGCGGTAATCGTCGTTACTGTAGACGGGGAATACCTCAGTATCAGCGTGCCACACCCACGAAATCTTACCAGTTTGCGGGTTGAATACGATTTTAGCTGCTACACGCTCGGCAATCAGCCGGTCTTTTGCCGCCGACAACAACTTAGCACGCATGTCGTTTTCGTCCCACAACTGATATAATAAACGCTCGTAGCCCTCTGCACGCTCCGACTCCGCTACTTGTGCGGCACTAGGCGCATAATCAGGACTTAAGCGTACCTCTTCATCATCAATCAGCGTCACAGGTACGTTAATACCGTGCTTGCCTGCCATTTGCCATTGCGCCTTATTATTAATAAAACGCTTGAAGTAATTGACCGAAAAACGAGTCGGAGTATAGTCAAAGCCAGCAGGTCGCTGTAAATCCTCAGCGCGAACTAACTGCTTAGAAATTGGGTCAATGTGCTGATAACCATCGTAGTAATTGTAAGACTCAATTTGCTTGTTCAGCCGTTGCATTTCCTGCTCTCCAATCGCCTGCTGAAACGGCGACTTAATTAAACTGTTAATTGTGTCGGCAGTCATTATATTTCTGTTTATTTTGCGTCACCTCCTTATCGATATGCTCTGCGCTTGATTATTTCAACAGCTTTCGCCTTTGTGGCAATTTTAAGCGCGTCAGCTAAAGCGTCTGGCGCATCATCGTGATTATGATTCGGATAGTACTCAAGTTGTTCGATTAACATACGCTGCGACTTATGAAAACGCACACGACCGCTTTCAATATCAGGCAACATTGCCTCAATACGCAGTTCTTTACGTGTTTTTTGCTTAACTTTTTTCAGTCGCGTCGATGATGGATACCCAAGCGCCTGTAATGCTTCGCTTAGCTTATCAGCAAACCATTCTTGTGCCGCCTGCGCTTCGACTGCCAGCATTTCATACTGATAATACATCGTTTTTTCTACTATCAACTTTAAAAAAGCGTCAGGCTTCAAGCGCTCAACGACCGTATCAATTATGTAACAGACACCCGTATCCCGTTTGCGAGCGATTGTAATAAGCGCCGAGTAGTCGCCCTTCTGCTTGCCCATCGCAAAGTCTACTGCACCGAAAATGTCGCATTGACTCAAGTTCAAATCACTTTCGACGTAGTAAGTAAACTTTTCTGGATCAAATACTCGACTCTCTTCGTCAAGAGGATTATTCATATACTCTTGATTGAACGCTTTCGAACCCATTTCCTCGCGTTTTTCCATGAAGTACTTATAATCATAACGAGAAGCCCATAAAGTGCCGGTACCTATCAGCATTTCCGCTTGATTTTCCTCGTAAAAAGCGTCTGCCTTATCTTTAGCTAGCTCGTCATCATTATTGTAAATTTCGCGCCATTTCTCCCATAGGTCTGGGCGTTCGCTGAATGACGTAATTGCGGGAAACTTTTTCGACTTGAACTGGCGACTTTTTACGATGACGTGATTGAGTAGCGAATCGTAGTGTACAATCGTCCCCATATAAACGCAAAGTCCGCCGGCATCCAACGCCTGCAACATTTCCGACTGGAACCAGTGTAAATTCTTTTCGCGCAGTTCCTTCGTGTTGGTGTTCTGATTACTTTCAAGGTCGTCCAATAAAAATAAATCAGGGCGCGTATTGAGATAACGAAGCCCACGCATCTGTGTGCCTGTACCCTTCGCCTCTACCTTCGTGCCTGATAACGTAATAAACTCGTATTTATTGTCGAGCTCATTTCGGCTATTTTGTTCGTAAAGCAGTTCGCCGAAGTCTTCACGCAATTTAGCGTTAAACTTAAGTTGTAATTTCGTCCAGTTGATAAAATCGCCCGCCACATCGGTTGTCTCCGATACCTCGACGATATACTTGCGCAACCGAAACACGACTTGATGGCACAAAAAGCCGTTCGACAAGTATGCTGTCTTAGCGTGATTTCGTCCTACCGCCCAACCAACATGCGAATCAACCTTACCTTGCGTAATATCATCCAGCATGCCGCATAACTCCGCATGAAACTCGGCGGCAGTATCAAGCGTCTGCCCAGCCGGAATCAAATTACCGAGGTTATCGGGGTTGCGGTCTTCGCTAAAATACTCATACATGAAAAAGAGCACATCATGCTCTGCACGGTGTACCCTCGTTAGTTGTTCCAGTTCGCGCAAGTCAGCTAGCAGAGTACCTTGCTGTGTCCTTGTCGCCTTACCTTCGCTATGTAATTTTTGAAGCGCCTTTGCGTGTTGCCTAAGTAAGTCAATACGAACTTGCCGTGCCGGCCTGTCGAGCCAGTTAAGCGTCATTATTACCTACACCTGTTTGTACGGCTAAGCGCGCGATTTCCTCAGCTAAAACTGCATCATCACGGCTATTTGTCGTAATATTAATTTCTTGCGGGGCATTTGTCCAGCCCTGCTGCTTAAAGTACAAGTCAAGCGCCTTTGTTGACGGCTGACTACCTTTCAACAACTTGCTCATTGCGCCATAAGCATAAGGTGCAAGTGTTTGAAGTCGTGCTTGTGTCGCCAATCCCAGCGCCTCCATGAATACGGGGTTCTTTGTGCGCCAGTTGTACAACGTCTTTCTGCACGTACCTACTTCCTCGGCGATAGCGTCCATCGACTTGTAGTCTTCGTCTTTCTTGCTGTACTCCATTTGCTCAAGTAGCAAGTGAATAGCCTCTTGTTGCTCCTCTGTTAGCTCGTCCATTAACGTTTCTAGTCTTGTTGCCATTTGTGCTGCGTCACCTCCTTCATAAATGACTCTACTTTATCAGAGGGTAATATACTTGTGTATTCAGCAACGTTAAACCAAACTGGACGAACTTTCCCATCTTCGCATAGAAGCCCTACATTTCCATGACCATCAATAAAAAATCGCGCCAATTCATCGTCGCTATATGTTTTTGAAAGCATTTACTACCCCCTTAGCTAACTTAGATACGTTACGCCCTACGTAATTTTCTACGTTAATTGGGCGTACATCCGAGGTTACGACTTGACAAACGCCTGCCCCTCGGTTTAAAATTTTTGTAAGAATTGTTTTCGGGTCAGGGAAACGCATAAAATAAATTAAGCACCCCCGCCCTATAAAACGTCATAAACAGAATTGCGCGACTATTAAACGTTAGCATAAATATGCAACGAAATACAGCGACAACTTCCGATAAGATACCTTATGTAAACTAGCCTATGCGCCAATAGCGCGCGGTATAGCCATTTCACAATGTCGCACTACTGTACGTTTTTATACAATTAACCATTAACTATACATAAATAGCGCAATGTACTGGCGCCCTAAGGTTCACGTGTTGCATGTGAAATAGGCGTTGTGCATTGCGCTTTTATTATGCGTTATATAAGATGTATAAACGTTTTCGGCGTCAGTTTATCGACCCCTTAGTTTTTCGAAGGGTGTGCGCGTCGAGGGCGCGAGATTGATTGTGATGGGTACGTTAAATCGTAATACTTCTTATTTATATGGCGCCTATACACAATACACCCGTTAAAGGGTAGACTATGCCTTTATATTACGTCATATATAACGATTAAGCACGTTCTTCTATACTCGCCTAACGGCTCGTCATCCGATGTCGTTTCACTCCATCGTCTGAACCTATCATTTAGCGCCAACTAATAATGTATAAGGGCGATATTCTAACACGCCTCACACACGGGACGCCTGACGTTAAGGTAGTACGGCGAACTGTTTCACAACTCGACGCCTACTAAGCGCCCTCCCTCCCTACTATATAGCCACTTAGGAAAGGAAAATATAGACGTCGAGCCTAAAAACCATACTTGCGACCTATGAAAAATCAGTCTTAGGTCTTAGGTTCGTAGCCAGTATTTACAAATATCCGCGTAGTTTATCAACTATTTCTTGCGACTCAAAATGAAGGTATTGCGTAGTAACCGCCAAGTTACTATGCCCTAACGCTTTTGATATTAGCGCTAAGTCGGCGCCTCTTTCTAATAACTGCTTGGCAAAGCCTCGGCGCAATGCATGCGGGTTAATATTATCGATATTGTGTTTTTGTGAATAGGTACGTAAGCGCCTTTGAATTGTGTTGTGACGTAGTTCACTGCTTATGCGTGTGCCATTGCGGTTAATAAAAAGGAACGCATTTTCCTCGCCATAATGGGCGCGTATAGCTTCGTTGCGTTCTATTAATACCTCAATCATTTCAACTAGTTCAAGCGGTAACGGCAGTATTAGCCCTTTGCGATTCTTTAATTGCGCGCCTTGTAAGGTAATTGTATTGGACGCTGTGTCGATATCGGACTCCTTAACGCTGACAAGGCTACCTACTCGAAGCCCTGCGCGGTACATCGTCAAAAGGGCTACAGCATCGCGTAGCCCAATGAAGGTTGCTGTATCCATGACGCTTAATAGTTGTGCCACATTTTCCTCCGCTGCACCTTGTTTAACTACCTGCTCGGTCTTAACGGTTACTGTGCGCCAGAACTTTCGCTCAATCCAGCCATTATCGAAGCACCTGCCTAAGAACGCTTTAAAACACTTAAGGCGTATAAGCAACGTGTTATTGCTGACGTTCATGGACGCTAACCACACGTAGATAGAAGCCACGTCGACTTCGTCCAAGTAAGTAAGCTCTGTGGCGCTCACATAGCTTTGCGCATGCCTTTGATAATCGCTAATAGTGCGTTCAGCCATTTTTGCCGCACGCATTTGACTAACGACGGTTGTCAACGCCTTCTTAATTGTTAGCCGACGAGCCCCTCCCGAAACTAAATTGTTAACATCGAAAATACCTAATTTTTTTGTCAAAATAACGCCTCCTAATATTCGTTTTGAGGAGAAGGGCGTCAATCGGTCATAAATTCGGCGGTAGTTCGACTTCTAAAATCGCGAAAATCATTGCGCCAGAAAGGGTTTCGTACCCAAAAGGTTGAAAAATTGTGTGACGGAACGGGGGTTCGAATCCCTCTCAGGACGTAATGAAACACGTAAAAAGCATTTCGTTGTTATAGGTAAAGAACGGTATTCGAACTCGGACGTTTTAGACTCGATAATCTCCTAACAAAGTTACCACAATGTATAAGAAAACGCCACTACTAATTTGTACTGCACCCCAAAACAGCGGTGAATTAGATTTTGATACATATCCCGACCAAGCGACCGTGCTTGTTGAAGGTCAACAACTAGAAGCGTCTATGCTGGCAAGTGATAATATTGGCGGAGAAATACTAAAAGGCGCAAAAAAAAGAAGGTATTGTTTCATTCGAAGTTCCTAAAGTGGCAGACGTCAGTACGATTAAGCAACTTCCCCTAAAATGGTCGGCAAGTTGCGAAACAGATAACTATGAAGAAGATTCTTATGGTATTAGATTTGAAATAGAACGCCACAAAAACCCCTCGCCAATCCAAACGGACTGTTGCGAGGGGTTTTTACTTCATTCAATTTATTATGGGCGAATTTCTTCTAGTTGGAATAATTGAGCGTTTCGGAACTGGCTAGACGCAGGGTGTAATTGCTCTACTTTAATCGGGTTTCCAATGGTAGCCGAAGCATTATGCACATCCCATACCATGTTAGGATTCTTTTTGTTGTGGAGAATAAAGTTTCCAGAGCCTGTATCTTCTAAAGTCCAGAGCATTTTATCGTCAAGATTGGTTTCTTGCCCTTCCCACTTTAGATTTCCAACGCCAACTTCTCCAGTCCATTGAGCACTGTAACCAATAGGAGGAATTATATTTATCACATAGGCATTTTTTGAGGCAACATAGAAAAATTCGTAATAATTTAATCCTGGGTAGGTATTTTTTTGGTCAAGTTTAAATTGCGGAGTTACAACTAAGTTTGGATTCAGCTTAGGTTTAATGAAATATGTTCCAGTAGGTATTGTTTGACCTTGCGCAGCTTTTACAGGTGCTCCATGAAACACCATAGATACTAGCAACAATGTAGCAACGATAGCTAAACTAATTTTTTTCATACAACTCTTACCTCCATTTTCTATTTTCTTTTTTAGGTGTCGATTATAACATAAAATTATTTTGCCGAAGTGACATGAATGTAAGTTTTAACGTACATTTTTGTAAGGTCGCTAGGATAGGCTGACACACCAAAAAACCTCACGCTAAATCCAAATGGATAGTGACATGAAGGTTTTGTTGGTTACTCAAAATTGAGTAAGAGCTATATAGCATCAAACTGACGGTTCAGATTCTTGCGTCGAGAGGTTGTTACTTTCAGGTTTTGATAGTATCTTACCCGCCCTGTATCTGCTTATAATCATTACAAATAATACTATAGACACAAAAAAATAATACCCCGAAATAATAGTAAGTAAACAGGCTAGAAGAACTTGGTTTCCCCTTTAATAGCTCCCCAATTATTGGTATTGCCGTCGAACTAACTCCCATTAACATTAGTACACTTAAGAATACCCATACAAACCACTTCATTTTTCTTAACCGCGTATAAATTTCTACGCTTATTTTATTCCTAGCTATCTTAAAGGGCACTCTTTTTATCGTCACTGTATTAAATATTTCTTCTTCATTGAAAAATTTCCATGCAACAACCTCTTCAACCTTGTTTCCGACCATCTCTTTCTCTTTATAAGAACATAAAAAAAGTTTTTCTTTTTTGTGCTTTTTTTAGGATTGTATACGTCTTACCTTCTTTGTTGAAGTAATAATCTTCTCTTCCTAACAGCTTCATAGAAAGTAAAAAGAACATATAGTGTATTGATGCAAGGAACATTAGAGATATCAACCCTATAACTGTCAATGCCACACCGTCCAAACCATCTGTAGCAGGCGCTTTGCCTCCATTCGATGTCAATGCAAATATCATCATTATTAGCCCTGCTAATACTGCTATGTTAAACACATGTGTAGCAAGTTTCTCAACGTTCGAGTATAAATGTTTTTCAATATCAGCATTGAAAATTTTGATTGGACACAAAAATAACAATAACTATAAAAGCGCTCGCAAAAGGTAACAATAAAGCCAAATTTTTCAAAAAATCTTCCATAATATCTCTCCCTTTTTACGTCTATCATACCAAAATATGCCGTAAATAGGAAGAGCCCTTCGTGTGGATAGCGAAAGGAAAAACAATTTATAAAAGCGCTTGCATTGGATACTCAATCCATGATACAATGAAAAAAATTGAAACCAAAGAGTGAATTTATACCTCGCCATTAGTCAGTGTTATTATACGCTGATTGATGACGAGGTTTTTTGTTTCTTAAGCGAATTTAAATTTCAGGCTAGAATACATCTGATTATAGTCCGTAACAAAACAAAACTTTATTTCTCTGTCTAGTAAGTGTTGTGCCCCTGTTAATGAGGCAACTTCTGTAATAGCCTCAGATAATTTGTCTATCACTGTATTTTTCAGGTCTTCAAAAAATTTATTTTGAAATCCTATAGTCAGTTTATCCAAAACAACGTTATCAAATTCTCGTTTATCTCCCTGTCCATCGAAATATATATCAATCAGATAGTCCACTTGTTTATTTTTTGGCAGTGCACGATTAATCGCAACTAGTTCAGATTCATAGTCATCATATTCATGTGATCCAATACTAGCGCTACTGTAGTATGTCACAAGTCTATCACCAAAATCGACGCTATAAGTAACTAACCCACTTAGTTCAAGCTTTAATTTACCATTCTTACTATCTTCATCTTCAAGCGACAACGTCTCAATGTTCAAGTTGGTCTGGATGTCAATCGGTGCATACTCAAAAAAAATCTGCAGGAGTGCATTTCAGATATTTGCATAGCTTATTTATTGTATCAAATTGCACACCGGCGCTAGAATCAGTCGTCAATGAAGTGATTGTATTACGGGCAATACCAGTGTCTTCGGACGCCTGCCCAACTTTAATATTTCGTTCAGCCAACAGTACAGCTAATCTACTTTTTATCATCGCATCCTCTTTCTACACACTGAACATAGTTTCAGTTCATTGACATATTTATCAGTGTATGTTATTTTTATATTATCAAGAACGCTCACCAAAACGTTCCTTTAATTCTTTTATTAGCTCGATTTTCTTGTTTTCGTTCAAGTTGGCAGCTAGACAATCAATTTCTTTGAGGAAGTCATATGAAGTTCCATCACTTTTCTGCTCAAAACTCGTTAAAAAATCAGTGAAATACTCTCTTTGTATTGCATGTCTATATTGATAGAAGTGGGTAAGAAATTCAGGTACTGATTTCACTAATTTCATTATACTACATGTAGCAATGATTTCCTTATCTACAGGCGAAAAAACTACTATCTTCCGGTAATCGCTCTTACTTTGATAATAGCTTAATCCACAAGTCTTGAGTTCACTCAAAAACTCTCTGTAGTCGTCTTCATAGTAGTACTCATTGAACGGGAACTCATATTCCGCTGGCGGCAGAAGAATTTCATCATTAATTCCTAATAAATAATCAGTTGTAACATCGAAGAAATCGGCAATCATAATTAATTTATCAACAGAAGGCTGTTGTGTCTTCCATTTATAAATAGAGTTTTGACCGAATCCAAGCTCTCGTTCAAGCTCTGCAATACTCAAACATCTTACTTCTGCAAGTTCTTTTACTCGAAAAAACATTGTTCACCTCAAAGAAAATTATTATATACTTTTCTAAAGACAATTAAAAGTCTAGCCAAAAAGCTAATATCCGAATCTTGGGTGCTATGATAATTAATACCAGCTTTCGAGCTGTTCATATAAATTCACAAACTAAATCGAAAAGAGGTTTTTATTAATGAATGAACTAATCACCACGCAACACAATAAGGAAGGTCAAGTCATTGTTTCCGCTAGAGAACTGCACGAGTTTTTGGGCGTCAGAACAAAGTATAAAGACTGGTTCCCTCGAATGGTAAGCTACGGATTTGTTGAAAACACTGACTTTATAGCTATGGCTCAAAAAAGAGCAACAGCTCAAGGCAACGAAACAACCTTCATAGACCACCATATCACGCTACCAATGGCGAAGGAAATTTCAATGATCCAGCGCACCGAAAAAGGTAAACAAGCCCGTCAGTATTTCCTACAAGTTGAAGCCGCTTGGAACTCGCCTGAAATGATTATGAAACGCGCCCTAGAATACGCCAGCCACCGAGTTGACCAACTGCAATTGGAAAACGCCGAGCTACAGCCAAAAGCCGCATACTATGATTATGTACTTCAAAGCGACTCACTACTGCGTATTACTGACATCGCCAAAGATTACGGTATGAGTGCGCGCCGACTTAACGAAATGCTTCACGACTTAGAAGTACAATACAATTTGTCGGGCACGTGGTTTCTTTACCAGCAACACGCTGACAAAGGCTACACGCACAGTAAAACGATTAAAACTCGCGGTGGCGGTACAGTTCTGCACACATACTGGACGCACACTGGACGCTTATTCATCTACGAACTACTAAAACGCCAGGGCATCTACCCGCTTATGGAACGCCAGCAACTACAAAAGGAGGTCGAAATGTATGAAGTATGATGATGTAGAAAAAGACCCTTGCTGCAACAAAGGTCTCAAAAACGCTTCGTTAATGAAGCCAACTCAACCTAATTGTAACGTAACTACTACTGATTCGCAAGTACAACCTATTAAATTTAGCGCCGAGGGTATCGATAGTTTGATACATATTGCGACGCTACAACGCGATAACCCAGCAATACTAGCCCTTATAGAAAGTCATGGCGTCAGTGCTGAAAACACTCCATACGTCATTGCTTTTCTGTCGGGCTGGTTTGCCGCTCAGCACGGCGCTCCTTGACCCATCGTTCCACCTGTTGTAACTCGTCCTCACTTGCGCGATTAAGTATAAATCTTTTTGCCTCTGACTTAGCGCGTCGGTGAGCTTTATTTTCAGGATGCTTGGCGTCCCATTTATCCGCTGCACGACGTTGTGCGTCTTTTGCCAT